AAAAAGATGGAAATTTTAACTTTAATGATAATGAAATTTCAATGATTACAGGCGGTACAACACAATTATATATTGAGAACAATAGCGTCAGTATTGGCACTACAAGTCCAAGTGGAAAATTAAATATTATGGATAGTGCTGGCGGATTCTTTTTTAAATCAGAAACAAATTATAATCGCATTAAATCTCATACAACAGATGTTACTGATGGTAGGAACTTACTAATAACTGCTAATGATAGTGGTAATTCAGGATTATTTCTTAACAATAGCAATAATGTCGGTATTGACACTATAAGTCCAGGTTATAAGTTGGATGTAAATGGCACCCTTGGTGTTACTGGTGCTACCACTTTATCTAATTCTTTAGCTGTTGGTAGTAATTTCTCTGTGACTTCTACAGGTGAAACGATTATTAATAACACCCTTGATGTTACTGGGGACTTGGCGATTAATACAAACAAATTCAATGTAACTGCTTCTTCTGGAAATACGGATATTGCTGGCACCCTTGATGTTAATAATGACACCACAATTAACGGAAACATTATTGTACCTTCATCTAATGTTGTCATTGGTACGACTGAGACAGATACTTCATTTAATTTAGATATTAGTGGAACTTTCCGTGTAAATGTTGATGGATATGATTTATTTAGAATATATAAGTGGGACGACCTTTCTGGAGGAGACGCGAATGGAGGATATACCGGAAAACACACGATTCTGATGGGTAGTGATCTTGATATAAGAACCCATAAGACTAATACTAATATATCATATCTCGACGGCAAAAACATGAGCAATACTTCCAACAACGAAGTTCAAATAAGATATGGTGTGAATAATACTCTTATACATAATGAATTCGACGATATTACTTTGATGGTGGGAAAACATGGATCAGCAGATCCGTCCTTGGTTAGTTTTAAATGGGATTCCCATATGGAAGGCGGGCATTCTGGTGGTGATGGCACCGTGGATAGATATATAAATATTTATGCCGATGAAACAATCGTTTCGGGACAAGGTATGTTTGTATATAGTGATGCACGTATTAAGAAAAATATCCTTGCTATTGAAGATGATAAAGCACTTGTTGATTTTAGAAAACTCAATCCTTGTACTTATTCTTATATTGATACAATTGGCAGAGGAAACGAAACTGTTTATGGGTTCATTGCTCAAGAAGTCAACGAAGTAATTCCTAAAGCGTGTTTCACAAGGACGGAAACAGTTCCAAATGTGTATAGTATCGCTGATATTTCGGGCAGTTTCTTAATACTGCAAGATGGTGGCACTTTTGATAATTTAGATCTCAACCTTACAGATAGTTCTGGTAATGTATATCAAAATATTTCTATTGCGATTGAAGGTGTTGAACGCAAGAAAGTATATTATTATATCAAACAACTTATCAATAGCACTACAATTGAAATACACGGAGAAATACCAAGTGATTTATATCGTTATAATGAGACCACATGTACAAATCAATGTTTCGTTTTCGGACAATTTGTAAATAATTTCCATATGTTAGATAAACACGCAATATGGACGGTGGCTGCTGCGGCCACCCAAGAAATAGACCGTCAACAACAGGCGGACAAGGTTCGCATTGCAGAGTTGGAAACAAAAGTAGAAAATTTAGAAACACAATTGGCAAGTGTTTTAGCAAGACTTACTGCTTTAGAAAACGCATAATAATTATTTGTTTATACTCATATTTAACTCTGATGTTTTACTCATTTGTGGATGTGTCATTTACTGGGAATAGCGTGAATATATTTGATGGTGTTGAATTTGATTCAGGAACTAATCCTACTACTATATCGGATGTTGTTAATTTAGACACAAGTGGCTCTACAAGCGCACCGAATCAAATAATAATCAATCAAAAAGGTTCTGGAAATATTGCTGAATTCAAAAACAACAGTAATACACCCATTTTTTCTGTTGACACCGATGGAAATGTAGATATAGGACGCACAGACGTTCGTTCCGGAGCTACTTTGGATATTTCTGCTTCTAATACAACTGGTGCTTTTCCGGTTGGATTCTTGATGATGTACGGTGGTTCTACTGCGCCCCGGATGGCATTTGCGTGATGGTTCGCCGTTTACCAACAATGAAAAATTAGCATCATTATTAGGATATAGTGGCTCATCCGGAAACTACCCACATATGCAAAATAGATTCCCACGAGGATATAACAGTAATACGACATATTCAAGTTATGGGGATTTGAGTAATAATACAACTTATAATAGTAATAAAATATTGGAAAATCATTTACCAACACATAATCATAATATAACAACAAATATTGCGATGAATAATTCTCTTGACGTGAATTTAACTACTCAAGATTCTTTACCAACTAGTAATAGACAAGATAACGGAATAGACAATGCTAATGAGACCGAATTATTTATTAATATGGCATCTCAACAAGTATATTTTCCTATAAAAGATGCAATGGAGGACAACTAAGAGGTGTTTTATTATATAACCAAGATGGTAAAAATATCTTTACTAATATTGGTACAGCTAATAACACACAAGAAAATTTTTTTAACGTGAATACAAAAGTCTCGGGTTCAACAAGTTTAGGACAGAACGGTGAATGTGATGATTTTATGCCGGCATACACTTATGTCAATTTTATTATCAAGACTTGATTTAATGTATTAAGATAACCCATTTTGTTTGTAATGATATTATATATTCTATACCAAAATATATAATAATGGCTGTGAAGATAACAAATAATGATATTGAAGGATTTGTAGATGAGCCATATTTTAGTTATGACAGTTCGGAGGATACATTTGATGGCACAACAAATGGTGGTGTTGATTTATTAGATAAAGGATATGTACCGCTTACAGGGACAACGGTAGGTATTACCATCGAACTCATAGATGTTGTATTTAATGATTTGAGTAAAAATCGCACATTATTTGATATTGGTTCTTCTTCTCCTGTTGATACCGTGCCTACGAATTTAACCGGTTATATTGATGACAACGACGAATCGGTGAAGTTTAAAACATATGCTTCTAATGTTAGAAAAGAAGCTGGTTTTTCTGGTCTTAATGATGGAAACCCACATCATATTATATTTAGTTTCGATGATGCTAATAGTGATAATTATGATCTGGGATATATTATTATAGATGGCACTCTTATTAATAGTAATACTACATTTAACAATAGCGGTACCATAGAACTCGATCTTTCCGGTGGCGGTGCCTATCTAGGTAGAAATATGGCTAACAGTTCGGATAATGATAACAATCGAAGTAATTTCAACGGTTCAATCGGACGCATTCATATTTATGATAAAGCGATTAGTGACATAGGACAATTAAAACACCTTGCCTTCAACGCGCCTTTGAAATTAAATTGTGGTATTATAAATACATCGCGAAATGTATTAGATATTAGCATGTCCGATAGTGTAATATTACCACGTCTAGATAGCGAACCTTCATCCGCACCCAAAGGTACAATCTTTTATGACAATCGATCTCATACTCTGAAAGGATATGACGGCTCGCGCTGGCAATCCATGAATAACGATGTATTTGGGAACGATATTACATATATTGACCCTTCCAATGGAGGACATATGGAATTCTACGTTGATGACGGAAACGGAAATAGTATCAAAAAAGTCATCATGACACAAGATGGTAGTATGGGCGTCAATTATCAGAATGCAAGTGATATTACAAACAAAGTAGATATTAGCGGCACAGCATCTATATTGAACGGGATCCGTTTTTTGGATGCGTCGGCCTCTGGTATATCCACATCCATTAAAGACGATGATAATACTGGTGTGGATATTTCATATTCGGATTCAAATGGGTTCAGTAGTTTTGAAATAGAACCATCCAGCTCAAAATTCATTGTTGGTTTAACCGGAAACGCTCCATCTACAAAACTTTTGTTGAAAGATATGACGATGAATGTAAATAGTGATACAAAGGGTTCAAATCGCGTCAACGTAAATGGAAGTATGGCTATCGGGTATAATAATGTGTCTATTCCAGAAAATTCCCTATGTGTGGAAGAAAAAGTTGTATTGGATAACCAACCTTTGAATACTAATTACACTTTTCAGTGTGGCACGGGTGGAAATTTTGGTATAAAATCTAACGGAGACGTTGACGCAAAGGATTTGTATTGTAATAATATGAATTTCAATCATGCGGATGTCTCCATGATTAGTATAAATAGTGATAAAATAATTATTCGGGACCAAAGCTATTATAGCGGTAATCGCGTTGACCCTATATTTACCATCCAACCCGAGTCAATTTCTAACGATATATGCTTCAATTGTATGCAAATAAACGATGATTATGGTATGGGTATTAGCGGTGATGAATTTATTATTCGGTATAAAGACAAATTTTCATTCAACTTCGTTGGTTCCCCAACTTCCGGATTTGTCTTTGACGGAAATAAAATGTATTTCAATAACTTGGATATTCCTACTATTGGATTAACACATACAATCAACTTAAATAATGGTGTTTATGTAAAACAAGGTCTTGATGCAAGTAATGTAGATGTATCGGGTAATGTTTTACTTGTTAGAAATGGTGGAAGTCGCACGATTGGTGATTTCAAATTCAGTTATGTCGGTAACAGTAGCGATAGAAAACCAATTATAGAACATTCAACAGGTCTCGTTAATACATTAACCATAAAATCCCAGCATTTTGAAATTAATAATCCAATAGAATCATCAAATGATTTTACACTCACACATCAAGGTATTCAGTTATTAGATAATGGATTAAATAATAATATTTTTGCAGATATTAGCAGTGTGGATATTTCTGGTTCTACAACAGTACCATTAGTATCTGTTTCCCAAGAAAATACAAGTGGAAGCGCGTCATTATTCAAGACAAAAGACAGTTCGGGAAATGTGAGTGTGGATATTCAAAATAAACGTGTAAACATAAAATCAAATGTGTCTTCCGGTAATTCAATACTTAATCTTGGCGGACACGCCCGCATATATCCCAAGGGGTCTATTATGATGATCCCAGTAACAATGGATGTTCCACCTGGATGGGTTTTATGTGATGGAAATAATACAACGCCACAATTATGTGATGCTTCTTATTCAAGGTTTCCGCGTGGTTCAGATGCAAACACGAGCAGCACAAATGGCGGTTCATCAAATATTGATACAAATCATATTCCAGCACATAGTCATGATATTTCTTCTAACGTCGAGGCTTATGTTGATATATCAAACTCGGGAAAGGACAGTTATTTAATTGCCCAATCAACAATACAGCATGTTGGTGACGGTGAAGATGGTTCTAGTGGAAAAACAAGTAAAAGGTTTGTATTGCAAAGTTCCGGACAAACAGACAGAGAATGGCTTGGTATAGAACAGTTTTCATTCAGAAAACAAGCAAACGACCAAAACATTACGCCATTTAATACACCCAATTACGATTTAAATGTAGCAAATTACGGAAACAATACTAACTCGTTGAATCGTTATTTACCACCTTCTATGCCATTCAAATTCATCAAATATACGGGTTGATAATTCATTTACATTTCCCCTATGTTCGTCAAAAAAAGCAATATATTATTCTTATTACATTATATATTAACATATATAATGACTATTATTTTAACAAAAGATGGTATTAAAAACACCCGTCGCATAGTGATTGACAATAGTTTAAATATGAGTAGAATCGTGAATGACAATAATATTTTAGAATTCCATACTCAGGGATTAAGATTGCCTCGGTTTGATAATACTTTTCATCAAAACTATCATTTTGTCGATACTTCGCAAAACGGTGCAATATATTTAGATGATAGTGATGACAAATTTAAATTCGTTCAAAATGAGAATCGCGTAACAGTTGATAATTCTAATTTTGATAACGGTGTATCCTCTATTTCTCTTGGAGATAATGGAAAATCAATCCTTTTTAATGTAAATGGCACAGACAAAATGAAAATGGATGCTTCTGGGGTCCATTTGAATGATGGTAGCGCTTTTATTACCCATCCTCAAGACGGATTGATTACTGGAAATATCGGCATTGAAGATAAAATAGTATTCTATAATTCAAATAATGTTGAAACAAGTCAAATGCATTATGATTCAAGTGCTATTATATTCGAAAGTTCAAATAACCATTTCGATTTAAAAGTCGGTTCTGGAAAAATAATCATGACAATACAAGATAATGAAATATTACATATTAATTCTACAGGAGTAGGACACAATTTAAATGGAAATCTTCCGTCAAATACACTCGATATTAGCGGCAACGTATCTATCAATTATACTGGAAATAGCATATTAAACAATAAATTTTTGTATTCAAAGGGAGGTATTGGTATTGGTGTTACGTGCGGAACCAGACAAAGTTTGAATATTAATAATAAATGTATAGTTCAAACAGATGGAGACATTTCATTCAGTGATTTATCATGTAATTATATTCGTGTAAATGATTTGAAACCCCAAGAATTATTATTTGATGACGGAAATGACAGTTCGTTTAATATTACAAATCGTCTTGTATTCTCTACAAAAACAAACAATCATAATACTTTATTTAGAGCGACAAATGCTAACAATGATGACGCATATTACTTTTCTACATACAATAATAATTTCAGCTTATATTCAAATGGATATCATCGTATATTTGGGGATTCAATCAAGATGATTGAGTATAATAAAGAAAGTAATGAATCAATGATTATTGGACCTGTCTCATATGATAATTCTAATCTTTTTGACTTGAACTCTAATACAGATGGGTCAAAATGGAAAATTACAGATTGTTCGTTCGGGTTTAAAACGGGAGGATGGAACTCGGAGGAGAACTTTTGGCGTTCCAATATTAGTTTATTCACAAATGTGCAAACTGATACTATTACCCATTATAAATCAAATGCGTTTGATATAAGTTCTGGCATTATTCAAAATAAATATGATAACCTCATTATGAATGTCACAAATAGCACAACTAAAAAGTTTATATTTAATAATGATCTTGAAATCAGCGGTAATCTTACTATAAACTCGGGTGTTATTAATATTACTCGCAATAACGTGTATATCTATAGCGAATTTAGTATTAATAGTACTTCCAATCCTTCTATTGAATTAAATAAAAATACGGTTGATAGTGGCTATTATTTGCAGGCGTCGAAAAATAATGAAATAAAAGTGAATGTATCCAAATTGGGAATGGGCGTGTCTCCTGATGGAAATAATAGTACATCTGCTTCGTCGGACTATGTATTAGATGTGTCTGGAGAAGTATATGGATTGTATCCTGTGGGTTCGGTGATTATGCTTGAACCCACTCAATCAGTTCCTTCTGGATGGGCGTTATGTGATGGTTCTACTTTGACACGTAATAGTTATGTGGATTTAAGTAATGTTATTGGTTCAAAATATGGTGGAAACGCAACAACTATAAATTTGCCAAATTTTAACGATAGTATGCCTATGGGTAATCCAGATCCAGAATCTGGAACAACATTTGAATCTCAATCAGGATCGAATGAAATCACAGAAAATCATATGCCAAGTCATATTCATGATGTGAATCCTGATGACAATTTTGATATATCATTAAACAAAACCAATATGAAATTTGGAAATACATTGTTTACACAAGAAATATATGACGGCGGCCAAGAACATGCTAATTGGCAATCAGGTGATACCAGTTTAAATGATATAATGAATGTAGAGACAAATAATAACAGTCAAGGTCTTAAATACATCACAAAAACAAGTCAAACTTGTACTGGACGAGATGGAAATCAAGGAAATAATACAGTTAATAAGAACGCAATAAATACAGAAAAAGGTGTATTTAAAGGTCGGACCCAGCCATTCCCCATTCATCATGGTATTACAGTTACAAACACGAACAATAATTCAGGTGCCGATTTTATTCCTTCATATGCAACAATTAAATTCATCATTTATCATGGCGTTCATTAATAAGATATATTTATCATTTTACTATATATAATACATTTGATATAGTAAAATGGTTCTCATCAAAGATAATAAAATTTCATCCGGAAACTCTGTATTGAACGTTGTGTCAAGTGTTGTTGATATTTCACACATTCATCATTTTGGTATTTTAGATATATCTATGAACGGAGGACTCATACTACCTTCTGGAACTACAAGTGAAAGAAATTCAACTACAAATGGTTCATTTCGCTACAATACCACTACAAATAAAGTAGAATTATATTCAAATGGATCGTGGAATAATCTACGTCCCGATGATGGAGATATTACTTTACAGGATTATAGTGGATCGAATAACATTACATTCAGTAACAATGGTAAAAACCATGTGTTTAGAATAAATAATGGTGTGAAAATTTTATTATCAGGGCTAGGTCTGGGTGTAGGCTCTACATCTGGTATTGTAGACGATTTGGAGATTAAGGGCGGGAACTTGGGTATTCATGGTAGTCTATTACACATAAATAATACTAGTTTAAATGCGGTTCAAAGTCAAACCTATAGCTCTAGCGTATCAGATGATTTTAAAAATGGATTTGTCTTCCAGGATTCAACAAGTTTAGATAACTATGTTGTGTTTTGTTATAACTATATCCAAAAATTTTCAACTTATCCATCCACAATATTAAGAATTTCAGAAAAAATCGTGTTAGGATCACCTGACAGTCGCAGCGCAAATCTAAATATTGATATTTCTGGAATGGCTGTGGGTCAAAGTCACATAAGCACCTATGCAGGAGACAATAATATATTGGCAAGTAAAATGGGTATTGGTTCAACTACACTCGATACAGGTATCCTATTTAATGTAAGTGATCGTTTTAAAGTATCTGATACAGGAGATATTTCTGCAAACAATATTCAAGGTTCGTCACTTGTAGGCCGGAATAGTTCAACTTGTAGTAAATATGTAAATGTATATTACGATGTTGACAATAGCAATTCATATGTATCGATAAATAAAAACAAACCTTTCATCAATTTCACAGATATAACTACAAGTAATACAAATTATACCGAATTATTTGGATTCGCAGATAATACATCGACAATTAATGGCGGATTTGGTATTCAAACGAGTACAAACAATAGCGATGCAAATAATGGCTTTGAGACTTTCTTCAAAAAAAGATTGAAGTTGTTTAGTTATAATGGTGTTACAGACACACTTGCGTTGGATATTTCCGGATCCAAAATAGGTATTGGAACATTAGCCGACCCGAATTATCAACTCACGGCACCATCTATAAATGCAAATAGGTTAAGTAAAGATAGACCGGCTTGTTGGCTTGGGCGTATTAATAATGATAATTCTACTAGTACAAATACTTTCCATACTCTTTCTCAAAACGGGGATTTATTTATTGCTAATGGGAAGTTTAAATATAGTTTTGAATTTTTGGATGAAACTACTCAAAGCAGAATAAGTGTATCAAACGAAGATTTAACATTCAATTCGCCTGTTATGTTGATTGGTGATGTATCTCTGAATGGCTCTGTAAATACATTTCACGAAATTACTATTGATACAAGTGTGAATTATCAAGATAATTTACATATTGATATATCAGATACGGAAAATGGACCCACACCTTTGAAATTAAATCAACATGGTAGTGGTAATATAATGGAACTGACAAATAGCGATGATGAACCTATTTTTACCATTACAAATAGTGGTGCGGTTGGTATAGGGCGCAGTGATGTCCGACCCGGTGCTGCTATGGATATTTCTGGGAACGCAAGTGGTGCGTTTCCTGCCGGTTTTACTATGATGTATGTCGGAGATGTTGCACCTGAAGGTTGGTTATTATGTGATGGTTCTCAATATAGTTGTGCTACATATCCAGACCTATCAAATGCGTTAATAAGCGACGGTACAAATTTCAATGTTCCCGATATGGGAATGCGTATTCCAATCGGTTCAAATGGAGACGATCTTACATTTTCAAATAATAATTATAATGATATTAGTAGTGGAACAACGAATATTGATGTAAACCATTTACCTACTCATAATCACGATATTTCTACAAACATCAGTTTTAATGTTGATGAGAACACATATAGTTATCAAAATGATAGCTCAAATGTGATTGTGGATGTAAGTTTTGTTCGTACCGGTGTCTCCGCTGAAGAAATCCCATATTTTCCGTTTGCCGGACAACAAGCAAGGAATGGTGGACAGACCACAAACAGATTTGAATACATTAACGACGCTGCTTTTGTTATGGCTGACGATTATTTTAATACAAACACGCACCAATCCGGAAATGTAGATATATCATATAACTTGACAAGCGAAGACAAGTTTTATCCAAAATATACTTCCATCAATTTCATCATCAAAACTTAATATTTAAATATGAATCTATATATTTAAATATTAGCATATATCCAGCCCGTGACAATATATTTATCATTTGACTTTGGCATTTCTCCTTTATGAATATAATTCCACGTTGCTGGGAAAAACGCCAATTTCCCTTCTTTCGGTTTGACATATATTTGATTGAAAAAGTTCGTTTCACCTCCTTCATCTACATCATTCAAATAAAACAAAAACGTCACCACACGACACATATTTTTCTTTACAATAGAAAAATCCTGATGAAATGTGTAAAATCCATCGTTTTTGATATAGCGTTGTATTTGAAATCCAGTATCGTGTGTATTCGAAATAATATGTTTTTCCTTTAATAATTCTGATAATCCGACGTCGTGATAATATTTATGTAAATGCGTTGTAAGAGCGTGATACAATTTGTCATCGCATATTTGCCACTGTTTCCGCTGTTCTTCGGTAATACGTGTATCTCGAAGAGTATTTGAAATATGCATATCGAATGTTTTTTTCACATTCTCATTCAGCCCTCCGCCAGTAACACCTTTATACTTTGTTTCACTTTCATTAAACATTTTTATGATTTCTTTACATAGGTCTGGTTCTAATACATTCTCATATTCTTTGATAAATAAATCGCTCATATTGTAATATAAATATAATCCCCTACTTATATTTTATATGAAAATGGATGAAAATACAATTTTAAGCTATGTTTCAAATAAAAACACGGTTCCCCCCGAACATTATGTGGTCCAGAAAAACTATACATTGGATCTGTCTTGTAATATTGATACTACTATTAAGTTGGATTGTTCTATCTTAGTCATTTCTAACATCGATAATATTGATACTATTCAAGATAGCGCACATATTGAAAAAATAGATAATGAAAAACTGCTTTATATACAAGACGTTTCATCTATAATTATTCATAGTTCAATAGAACAACAAGTATGTGTATATGAAATTATTAATGTAGTTCATTCTAATGTTTCAAACAATACGGATTTTCCTTATATAGAGACAAATAATATTTTCTTAATTCAAAATAAAAATATTTTAAGTCACGAATTATGTGATAAGATCATCGAGTTTTACAATAGTCAGTTGTCTTACAATGATGAACGATGGGAAGCTTCTCACAATGTGTTTTGTAAATATATCCATCTGAATTCGTTAAATAGTGAAGCTGCGTTTTATTTAGATAAAGAAATTTTCAACGTAGTCAATAAAGTAATTCATCATCTTTATTTTACCTATAATGTGAAATCCAACGGAGATAGTGGGTATTGTATCCGTAAAATATACGGTCCAACACGTTTACATTGTGATAATGTAGTTGAAGACAGTTCTCAACATGCAATTGGACGTCGGCGCGTTCGTAATATGAGCGTGATTATGTGTTTGAATGATGACTATGACGGCGGGGAATTCGTTTTTCCAACACAAAATTATAGCGTCAAGTTGAATAAGGGGGATATTATTGCGTTTCCTCCATATTGGACGCATCCACATAAAGTAAATACTCCACTTAATGGCACATATAGATATACTGTAAATACTTGGTTGTATCAATAAATTTTTATTTTTATTTATCTATTTACAATATATATAATATGAGCCAGTGGTTCGACCAATCAAATAATGCGAATAAATTTCGCCAAACCTACGTAAAGGGGTTTGTTGATGTCAGTGGGGGCGGTGTAATGATTCGTAGTGATAATTCTTTGAATTTATACACTACAGATGATACTAGTGTTCCTACATTTAGTATTCAAGCGTCATCGTATAGCGTTAAGCATGAAGGTAATACAACAACTGTTTTAACTGAAAAACTTCGTCATTTAGTTGATTTAGACGAAAATACACAAAATCGTTTAGACGACCATACCCGCCGTACACAACACATGGATGCATGTGCGAATGTAACATACTTTGTAGAAGATGTTTCTATGAGCGGTGATATTAAAGTAGGTGGTAGTTCAACACTCGAAGGCACATTAGATGTTACTGGTGCTACTACACTTACTGGTGCGTTAGATGCTAACAGCACTGCTGATATTGCCGACACTTTAACTTTATCCAAAGCATCTGGACTTGGATTAAATGTTACTGCTGATGCTTCTTTCGGCGGTGATGTTGCTGTTGTTGGTGCTACTACACTTACTGGTGCATTAGATGCTAACAGCACTGCTGATATTGCCGACACTTTAACTTT